TGATTTACACTCACATTATATAGATTTATACTATTTGGCAATGATCTAATCACAGCACTTGTCTTGTACCTCATATTTGGTATCCTGTGGAAGATCTCTCCCTTAGTACTTAATGGTATATAGGTGAAAATATCCCTGAAGGTATAAGGCACAATTGTAGATAGCGATAAGTCACACAATCCGATATATAATGGAGATCTTCCATCAAAATAACGTGATGTCGGGTAGTTGCTCTTGTTTAACATCCATCTGGTAACGGATCCCAACCTTGCACATAAGACCTCTTCTATCCCCTGGAAATGTGAATCGGTAGAGACTAATTCTCCTTTGTATAATGCCTCATTCCCAAAGACGGGTGGTTTCATTACATGTAGACCATTCTCATATGTCTTAACAGATCCAGGTATGACGATAAGTGTACCTCTTTTAGGTCCATCTGTTGTCAATAAATGATCGTATAGTGGCTCTTCTACATTCCTGATTAATGGTTTTGGTAGCATCATATCTCTCCTCTGTACCAATTCATTAAGGACATTTGCCTTTGATGATAAGTCAGGAAACCATCCAGTGTCCATTCGGAACATTTTGTCAATATTAAGAAGCTCATTCTTTGTAATCTGTTTTCTGAATTGTGACAATTTGGGAATCAATGAACAGAATCCAGAAGATGTTTCTATTTTCTTGATCAGGATATCTAGGATATGGAAAGAGCTATTTTCTGTGTAAAACTGAAGCACTCTAGGTTGTAAATCATCTTTTGCAAGATCTGCAATTTTCTTTTGGAAGTCTTGTCGATGCTGATCCATAGATAAGAGTTTCAAGATGGCACGATTCACACACCTATGAGATATTACCCCCTTGATTCGTTTTGTTATTAATGAGTTGATATTCTTGGGATAATTGACTGTTGGCCACGTCGAAATGCAGAGTTCAGTGACTTGATGTTGACCAATCTCATTAGTGGGAACCCGCAATGCATGCTTCATTATGTCCTGTATCCATACGGGTTGACCTTTACCAAAATGTAACCATTGATGTAGATAATGTATTTGTTTGTGAAACCCATCAGAATGGCCTGAAAGTATGTCATTGATCATCAGACTTGAATTCTTCCCACCTACTGATGTCGGTAAGGTGAGAATGAGGAAAAACAATGATTTAATTAAGTCATTGTTGAGCAGCATGTAGTATACTAGATCACGTACTTGGAGAGTTTGAAATTCCGCAGCATTGATTCCGAATAATGATTGTATAGTATCAGATATTTCTGTTGTTTTTACTGAGTCAGGAAGGAGCACACCCTTCTCAGTAGCTACCCTCGCTAAATCAAGCGCTAGTTCCATATTCGTCTTTTTACCATGTAAGTATCTATCCCCTTTCTCGAAGAACAATAAGTGTTGGATATCCTTTGGGGTACTCTCTAGTTCCCATAAAATGCTAGTTCGCGGTTTCTCCATGTATGCCGCAAACAATCTCACAGTGCACAAGGATATATAATACCATTTGATATATGTGATAGGTAAGATATGCTCACTCAATTCAAGGGATGATGATAAAGTTGAACAAACTCCGGCAACTTCCAATTCCTCACTAGCAAAATTTGGATTGTTCATCGTGCTTACAGCCAATAATCTCTTGATCGACGAATCACTCTTCCAGCCCTTGCAGTAGTGACTCCTGAGTAATGTGACTCTATTCCGACTCATTGCTGTTTGTTTCATTTTCACTGTCAATCCTGCTCTTGCATAATGTTTTGTCATCTGACTGAATTCTAGATTAAGGATATTAGGTTCCGGCTTTGGCAATTGCGTACTCAATGCAACATCATCAGAATATACTGCACACTCTTTTAGATCTATGGTCGTTTCATATGGAATCAATTCACTGACGAGAGTCGAGTGCAATGTCCATAAAGGATTATACCAGCCTTCAATTCCTCCATGTTGACCCTTGGACACCATTACTTTATCATAGAACTCGTCATAAAGATATACTGTTTGAGCTGAGAAATAGTCGGCTAATTTGCTCCAATTCTCCTCCCCATATAGTAAACCAACAAATTCATATATCGCACCTGCATTATCCTTCTGCATAGATTGGTTGTGACCTTCAATGTCCAACATGAGGCAATAAGTGGTAGGATCCTTCAGACTTTGCGCCATCCTATGGAGTTTCAATTTCCGTTCCTTGTCGCTCTTTGTCATCACTTCTGAGTTGAAATAACTTAATGCTTTCTTTGCCTTTAACATTTTGTAAGAGAGCCCGTGTTTATTATCTAGGTTAGCGTTTCCAAATAGTCGTGCTGCAATCTTCTGTTCCCTCTCCTTAGGAATGATACGTGTCGGCCATTTATCCTTAAC